AATCAACCCGAAACTTACATCACCAAAACAGCGGAGGAGTATTTCCAGGTGTTCAAAGAAAACTACAAATTTCATGACGAGGCCCACGAGCGCAGGATAAAACAGCTTTGTTGCTACTTTGCCAATGACCAACGCTTTAACGGGGATCTTACCAAGGGATTACTTTTGATGGGTGTGATCGGAAACGGTAAGACCACGCTCATGAAATTATTCTCTTCAAATCAAAACCATAGCTTTAGGGCCGTATCCATGCTCGATATTTCATTTGACTACAAGAATTCAGGCGAGGCAGCGGTGAAGGAATATTACACCAATTACAAAAGATCGGCTAACATCTTCGGGGGTACCGAATACGGATTCTGTTTCGATGACCTTGGAACTGAGGAATGCCCGGCCCGTCACTTTGGGGAATCAAAGAACATCTTTGCGGAAATAATTCAAACCCGGTATAACAACCGACATACAACGCCCTTCAATAGCACCCACGCGACCACGAACAAAAACGAAGCTGATTTACTGGAGCTTTACGGAAACAGAGTCTATGACCGGATGAAAGAAATGTTTAACGTATTCGTATTTGATAACCCGTCATTCAGGTAGCCCAAATTTGAACTAAAAAAGCAACTAGGATTTATTTAAACCGATAACAACATGAAAAACTACCACATCATTTTAAAAGAGGACGGACTCTATCTGGAAGACCTGCCAGAAGAACCCAATGTAAAAAATTATCCGTCTGTTTTAGATGGAGAAAGATACATAAAGGACTCTGAAGACTATCAGAAAGCTGTTCAGCAAGCCATCACATACGCTGTAAAGCTGAAAGATCAGGACTTAGGTATGGACATGATTAGAAAAATATTACCAGTAATTAACCAATCTGGAGAAGCTAAGTGGACACCAAATAAAAACGAGCCTTACAAAGTAGACCTTAGTGGGTATGAAGAGCCACAAATAAAATCAGACTACCAAGTAAAATTTAATGGGGTTAATTGGGAAAGCACAAATGGGGATGAATGGGAAGATTGGGTTAGGTTAGGATCGTTCATGTGCAGAATTATTGAAGTCGCCATCCTCACACCTAAGAAAGAAGAGAGCAGTGCCCATTCGTTTACAGAGGGGTCAGATATTGGGGATGACTTTTCAAAAGGATTAAGTAGAACATCCTCGGCAAATGAATTACGCCAACCCTCAGTCACAGAAGAAAGCCAAGTTGATTTATTAACAGAATTAGAGAACGACATTAGAGAGGCCCTGGATCAAGCAAACGGACATATGGTCGGTGCGGATGATGTGATGGTTCAAATTAGGAAGTTTACTATAATTCGCAACCCGTAAACATAAAACAACATGATAACACTTAAAAAATCAACAGCCGAAGCAATCAGGATTGAAATGGAATCTATTCCTGACAAATACCAAAAACCTTTCAATAGTGTTCATGAAGGGTTGGCAGTTCTTAGAGAGGAGTATGTGGAGTTGGAGAACGAAATATTTTTTGGTGAGAAGAAAGCCAAGGAACAGGGAGATTATGGCCTTGACCCAAAAGTAATTTGGAAGCAAAAGATTAAACATGAGGCGATTCAAGTTGCTGCAATGGCTGCTCGTATTATTCAGGAACTAACTTAAATAATCGAAAACCTACTAACATGAGCTACTGGAATAGTGATCCTAAGCCTGTGAGGAAACCTAAGAAGGCCGTGAAGCCCATAAATAAGACCTCAGCCAAGCGCAAAGCTAAAGTGAAGGAATACAGACCCATGAGATTATGCTATCTCCTAGGCCATCCAGAATGCGAAATAAAGCTAATTGGATGTCAAGGCAAGGCGGTTGAAATCCATCATTGCTCTATGTCTGATAATGATTTTCTGAATACTTCTACATGGAAAGGGTCTTGCCGCTATTGTCACGATCAGGTCGAGCGGGTTTTAAGTTCAAGCATTAGACGCGAAAAAGGACTTTTGATATGACCTCGTTTAAAAAACTATAAAATTGCAGAATCAAAGTAAAATTAATATCTTCGCATCATGATCAACGCAATTTCACGCGAAGGAAGTAAACCCGGAAGCTGCAAGGCTCCGACCGAAGGCCGGATTTTAGGATTCGGCTTTTGTGTTTCAATTCATGTTTAAACAAACAATTCAAAATGCCAAGTGGTGGAGCGGGTAGAGGACAAGGCAGAAAACCAATAGCCGAGGAATACGGAACCCGTGACCTCGCAAGAAAGGCTATCATAGCCAAACACGGAACCCTTGAAAAGGGGCTGCAATCGCTTTTAGAGGCTAAAGAGCCAATTCTTACCCGGTTTGTTTTTGAACACGCATTTGGCAAGCCTACGGACAAAGTAGATGTAACAAGCGGAGGTGAGGCAATAGTCGTAACTTTCAGGGATGCAGAATGAGATTACCATCGTTCGTCCAAAGCTTACCAAATATCAAAAAGACATTCTTTATTGCTCCGAACGTTTCACCGTTACGGAAGCCAGCACAAAGGTAGGTAAGACTTTCTCGCACCTTTGGTGGTTATTTGAAATAGCCCACACCCCACCTAAAGAAGGGGCTAATTATTGGTGGGTTGCTCCGGTTTATTCTCAGGCAAAGATAGCATTCACACGCATGAGGCGAACCATCGCAGGGAAGCGGGGTTACCGTATTAACGAATCAGAACTTTTCATAGTCACTCCGGCAAAATCAACAATCTGGTTTAAGTCAGCAGAGAAGCCCGACAACCTTTATGGAGAAGATGTTTTCGCAATAGTATTCGATGAGTTCACACGTGCCAGGGAGGAGGCTTGGTTTGCGTTACGCTCCACTCTAACCCACACGAAAGGCAAATGTAAGTTCATTGGAAACGTGAGAGGTAAAAACAATTGGGGTTACCGGATGGGCGTGAAAGCCAAAGGAGGCGAGCCGGGTTACCGCCACTTCAAACTTACCGCTTATGATGCGGTTGAAGCCGGAATACTGGACATCGAAGAAGTGAATCAGGCCCAGCGGGATCTTCCGGATAAAGCATTCAGGCAGCTATACCTTGGCGAGGCATTCGATGATCAGGCCAACCCATTCGGGATTGAATTCATCAAGAAGGCAATCAGGCCACCAAGTGTAGAGGTTACAGTTTGTTACGGCATAGACCTGGCCAAATCATTTGACTGGACTGTTGTTATTGGGCTAGATAAGTACGGCCACATATCGGAGTTCCACCGTTGGCAGTCTGATTGGGCGCAAACGAAAAGAAGGATAATCGGCATTGTAAAACAAAAGCCAGCGTTCATTGACAGCACCGGAGTGGGTGACCCGATTGCGGAGGACGTAATTCGATCATGTCCAAAGACCGAGGGATACCACTTCACAAGTAACTCAAAACAGCAGATCATGGAGGGACTTGCATTATCGCTGCAAAAAGGTGAAGTTTGCATAACCAAAGAAATGGAGGGCGAATTGGAATCATTTGAATTTGTCTATTCTAAAAACGGAGTTAAATACTCCGCTCCTGAAGGGATGCACGATGATATTGTTTGCGCCCTTGCGTTAGCCAACGCGAAACGAAACAAGCCAACTTTAAAACTCAGAGCTATATGACAACAGAAAAAAGATGGGTTGACTTCAAGGAAGACCCGAATCAAAAAACCCCCAAAGAACGACTTGCTGAAATCGAAGTAGAGATGAAAGACAAAAAGCTTTCTACCTCTGAAATGGAAACCCTGATTGATGAACTACTTGAAATCAGCGAAAGCGAAAGGAAAAAACTTAATGATTTAACAAATCCGTTCAAACAAAAATTCCCGTGGTGGGCCGTTGCTAAAGGAGCGGTTGCCATTGTTTTATTATTCACTCTAGCAATACACCTTGCTAAACTTGCTTGGTACTTCATACTCTTAAACTGGAATCTATGGTAAGTAACTGTAAACCACTGACACAAGAGCAAAGCGATGAGATTGTAAAATGGATGGAATCTGATTTTGCATTTTTTAGGGATTTTCTTCCTCAAAAATTCCGTGAAAAATTTCCCGTAGCCTGTTGTGATTCATGTTCAAACGGTGACCATTGCGAGAGCGATAAATTACCAGACAATGGCGCTATGCTTACTTTTGTTGATGGGAAGATAGTTATACGTGAAGAAAACGAGACCTCAGAATCCTATATGGAACGATTGAAGAAGGCCGGAAAGACAATGGAGGCATGAAGAAACTATCTTTTGCCACTAACACCGATTCAGCATACACCGAGGTATTAATTCCCTCCGGTTACAATGATCTCACTGTCGATCAGTTCCAGCGCATAGTCAAAGAATGGGATGGCAAGAACAAGCTAAAGATATTCAGCATCTTACTAGGTTCGGAAATTGACGGTATATCCTATTCAAAAGACGAGAAGCTTATCACTGCCTTTTGGGATTGCATCAAGTTCCTATATACCGAAAAGATTGATTGGGCAGGACTTCCTTTACCTGAGTTCTTCGCCTATCAGGACGAAACCGGAATAAGGCAAATCAAAATTCCTAAGAACCTGGGCCGCTTGTCCCTGGGACAAAACATCGCTATCCGTGACGCTATGGATTTGGTTTCACGTGAAACGGAGGAAAGAATATGTTTCACGCCAGGCTTTACTTTTGAGTCGCTGATAGCCTACGTCTGTTCTGTTTACCTCCAGCCATTGATAACCAATTCACCTTTTGACGATGAAAAGGCGGCAGAGATTGAAAGGCAAATATTACAAATGCCCATTGTCAAAATGTACCCTATTGGTTTTTTTTTCTTAAATCAGCTAATGAACTCTGGAAAGAAATCTACTCTCACCTTAAGCCATCTGATACGGAGGTTAACCGGAAGCGGGAAGACGTTGCTAGGGTCGCTCAGGCTGAACTTCTACGGCCATACCAAGACCTGGCACTTATTGACCGTTATGCTGCGAGGTATAGTTGCGATCCTGATACTGTCTATTACAAGTCATTCAATCACGTCATGAACTTTGCAAGGTTATGGAAAGAGCAAGAGGAGTATGCGGATCGGTACGAGGAGGCAATGAAAGGAAACTCACCTAAACCACAGGAAGAAGAATGAGTATAGTAAGCACACTCAAAAAACACGCTGAAAGCATAGGACTCAGATTTCTGTATGCAGACCAGGACAAAGCAAACGTAATAGCCGACCAATGGGAAACTATTACATTTCCGTGTCTGATAGTACTACCGATCAAGGTGACCGATACAATCGGGACAAGCGGCGCTATCACATCAGAACTTGACTTTACGGGGTGGTTCCTTGACAAATCCCAATTGGATGCCACCATAGACTACGATCATGCGCAAATTGAAACTCAGATAATAGAACCCATGAGGGAGAAGGCTCGCAAGTTCTTCCGACTGGTTAACCATGATGAGGACTTTATTAACCCCGAAACAGACGGAGTGGTTTCAATCGACTATCAACCAGCCTACGGAGTTATGGACGTTCACACATTCGGGGTATTTGCTCAGTGTAAGATTCCGGTGATAGATCAAATAAGTGTTTGCGATTAAAGTTAATATAATGAGTATGGTTTATCATAATGGTAGATATGTTGAGTCCAAACACGAACTTATTCGTGGCAAGGTTAAAAATTGGTTCAGACAATGGTTAGAAGAGGATGGTATAAGAATTTCTGGATACTGTTATTATCATAAGCTTCATGGCGGAACATTTATTTACAATGATCTAAAGACAAAGAATTTCAATGAATAGTGAGGAAGCATTCAAAAAGTTCTTTGAGGATGTTACCAAAGACCTGCGATCGGATCAGGTTGATAAGGGATTGTATTCGTCTGGTAAGTCGGCCTCATCTTTGAATTACGAGGTAAGGCCAGACGGTGGAACTCAAAAAGGGTCAGCATACTTTCAGCAGCAGATTACGGGTAGAAGGCCGGGCAAGATGCCACCGGTAGAAGACATACTTGCATGGATTGAATTCAAAGGCATTCAATCTGACAACCCTGAGTCATTCGCTTGGGCCGTTGCAAAGAAGATCGCTAAGGTAGGAACGGACGTTAACCAAGGCAAACGTGAGGGCTTGGACTTCATTGGCATAGTAGCAAAGAACCGTGACGAGCTTATGAAGAACCTAAAAAAAGGATTGGTAGAAATGATTAAAACAGACATTCACTTAGCCGGAAAAAGATGAGTATAGTTTTTAAAGACATTGAACAGATAGTTTTTAGTGAAAGTCTAATTCCGAAAATTGGATTAAGCAAATATCAAATACTTAATTTAATGATGGATAGGAACACTGATACAATCAGATTCTTTATAGATGTAACTGAACTACATTCTTTATTTACAGGAAGAGGCAACAGGGCGCAGGTTATAACAGTTAATAAAAAAGATTTAACGGCATGAGCGAACTTGAATTAAGAAACAAAGCAGAGATTGAAGCGATTCAACTAACAGCAGAGGAGCAGAAAGCCTCTGACTTTGAAGGCAAAAGAAAGAAGTGGTATCATATCAAGAATAATCCCTACTGGCTCAAGAAAGAGTTTGGGAGTAAGGTTGGTCGGGCCGTGTGGGTTATTTTGATTACTACTCTTTCATTTTTCTTTTCTTCATGCGCGGGTTCAAACTTTGCCGTAAAGCAGAACGAGCTTATGAAGCGCGGACAAAGCGGACAAAGGCAAGTTGTTATAAAACATCGTATTAAAAAATGGCACTAACCGTAAACCTTAAACCGTCAGGATTTCAGCCAGTAGGGGGATGGTCTTTAATTTACCAATTCACAGAGGCTTCGCTTTCTGGTAAAACTAACTATCGTGTGGAGTTAGAATTTAACGGACTAGGGTTACCAAAGTTTGAATTCAGGCCAGACGCAGCTCTTGTGGTTTACTGCGAGATTGGCCCTATACTCGCAAGTGTTCTTAAAATGTCAAACCTTACAGCAGACAGACTAAAGACCACCTATGTAAAATATCAAGCTGTTTGGAACGAGGGTAGTGATACTCAGATTTCTTTATTTTCAGATGCAATTATTTTTTACGTAGGCAATAACCACATATTAAACAAACGCACAAAGTTTGATATTAAAGGATCTGACGGTAATGCTTTAATGCTATTAGCCGGGGGAAAATTTCTTTTCCATGACAACACAAAACTAATCTCAGGTAGGAAATTTTTTGTAGATTTCCTAACAGGCGGAACTGTTCTGGGTGGCGACAATCTTCCAAACAATGCCAGAATCTCTTACTACAACAGAGACACACTAACAACAACGAACGTATCTGTATTTGATGGGTCTGGTAATGGTATGCAATCACTTGAGGTGACAATATCAACCCCAGGGAGATATTATTTACTAATAACGGACAACGCGGGTACAACGTTCTATGGTCGACTTTCGGTAGATGTTATTGAGGAATGTTCAAACCCCGTTTACCTTCGATGGATTAATGACTATGGGGGGCTTCAGCATTTTATGTTTGAATACAACCAGGTGCAGGGTTTTCAGATAAGTTCAAATAAACGCAACAAAGAATTAAACGTAAACGCTTACGGAATCACATTTGAACAGTGGATCATGTTAAGCGAGATAAACACTCAAGGTTTGATTTACAATGACAGTTTTAAGATAGGACAATTTGTTCAGGACGTTACCGATTACGCTAACCCGGTTTCCCTTGTTGTTATCCCAAATGAACAAGCTACTGAAACAAAAAGAGTAAAGCATAATTTTGATTTGACTATCCGCTATCCACGTATTCCTAACAACTTAGTTACATGATAGAGCTACGGATAAGCGGTTATTTGATGGAGGTTGACGATAAAGTGGGACGTATATCCAAGACCTTCCAGGTTTTTGACCTTAAGAATTTAGGTAGCGTAAAGGCAGACATCACAAATAGGATTTCAATACCGACCACAAATTACAATGTCACTCAACTTGAACTCATTGCACCGCTTTCAATTATCACCACAAAGCCGTATCAAAATTTACCTATTCAATTAGTTCAGGACGGGCAAAATATTATTGTTAATGGAGTGTGTCAGATTGTTTCCATCGGAGACAGAATAAGTATAGACGCACAGGGAGGTATAAAATCTTTTTGGGATTCTTTGGAAGGGTTGTATTTGAATGATATTGATCTTTCTACATGGAATGGACTTTGGGATAATGATCGACACGACACGGTTAGAAATACAACAACCGGATTAGTTTGTCCGGTTGTTAATACGGGTCAGTTAGTTGATGGGACTACTTATGTTAACGGATATACCTATGGATCGGCAATGATCCCGTTTTTTTACTACTCTACAATAATTGATCAGATATTTTCTTTAGTAGGGTATTCAAAATCAGGGACTATTTTTAGTGATACAAATCGTTACTCCAAAATGGTAATGAATCCAAGATTTGTTTATAATGACAACTGGATTACTAAAAAAGAATTTACGGCCACCAATAACGGGAACCAAACAATTTCACCTGCTACCTACACAAAAATTAATTTTACAGATGTTATAAATAATGAAGATGGTTTATTTGATATAACTAATGACAGACTTACTGTATCAACATCGGATAGCATTGAGGCTGGCGCATCAGTTAGTTTTTTAAGAGGTAAGCTTTTTTTATCACTACAAACTACCGCGATTGCTGTTGGTGTTGATATTATAAGGTACGTGGGAGGCGATCCATTTAGTCCTGTTCCTGTCAGCGCAGCAATAGTCAATAATACCAACATAATAACAATTGAAAGTAATATTTTAGATTTATATGATGGTGAGTATTATGATTGTTTTATAGAAATTACTGCTGGAGGTACAATATCAAAATCAACTTTAAAATTTATTGCAGAGAAAACAACAGACTTAAGTGTATCTTTAATACCATCGTCCCCTGATCAGTATTGGTTCTTTAATCAACTGTTGCCACGATTTACTTTAAAGTCATTCATTGTTGACTTTATGAAGATGTTTGGTCTGGTAATTACCGAGAAAAACAATATTGTCACCTTCAAAACAATCAAAGAAATACTCAATGACATTGCCCCTTCATCGGTAGAACTATCTCGCGAAAATAAAGAAGAGACTCCTTTGAAGAATTTTGATTTATCAGGGTTTGGACAGGCAAATAAATACTACTGGGTTGTTCAAGAGGATGAGCTTGTAATTACAGATAGCTACGGATTAGGTAAGTTTCTTGTTGTTAACAGTACTCTGCCTGATTCAAAAGATATTTACACATCACTATTCACGGCAAGCGATCAGATCACGCAAACAAGAATTAACCAAGCTGCTGATATAAAAATCTACGATCAGACAGTTCCCGGATTTACCAAGGCCGCTTCTTTCGGTACTCGCTTACTTTTACTTCGCAACGATGATGGCGTAAACTTCCGATTCAAGTCAGGAACAGATCGCACAGATTACTTTATAGGCTACTTCATAGACAAAAACCAAGCCTATAATCTGGATTGGCAGGAGCTACTTGATGAGTATTACCCTGAGTACATCGCAGTACTTAACAAGTGGTGTACCGTTCAGCAAGAGTATTTCATTACATTGGTGGAGTCAGCTCAGTTGGATTTGACCAAGCCAGCAACGAAGGACGGAATAAAGTACATTATAGAAAAGGTAAATAACTATGTGCCGGACGATTTCGCTAAGTTCAATTTAATTCGCATTTAATTATGGCAGACAGCAAAGAAGTTATATTGATAGACTTGAAGGTAGAGGGGGATGATTCTATTGATAAAGCTGTAAACAGTATTGGAAACCTTGAGAAAGCTAACAAAGCCCTACGTGAGGAACGAAAGAAATTAAATCTTGATACTGCCGAGGGGAAGAAGCGTGTTTCTGAGATCAACGAAAGCATCAATAAGAATACAGATACTATTAAAGCCAACTCTGACACACTTAAAAAGAATCAACTAAACGTAGGTAATTACACCGAATCAATAAATCAATCCAAAGTAGCAAATCAAAACGCTTTGGCTGGAGTTGATAAAATGTCTGGAGGTCTGATAGGTCAGGCGAAAGCAATTAAAACAACTTACCTGGCAATGGGGCCTTTAGGTTTAATTATAGGAGCTATTGGTCTGGCTGTTGGTGCTTTGACTGCTTACTTCAAAGGCAGCGAAGAAGGGCAGGATAAACTAGCCAAGGTAATGGCAGTTGGTAAAGTTGTATTTGATTCTGTTCTAGTTGTAGTTGAAAAACTTGGGGAGGCTTTATTTTCAATCGGTGAAGTCATTGCTTCCGGAGTTGGATCGGTCATAGACTTCTTCGCCCCCAAAGTTGGCAAGATGCTTTCTGATACTATAAAGTCAGGAGCCGCTATCGCTGATTTATTGGATACTATTGAGGCTAATGAAAATGCGTTGATAGTAAAACGAGCCGAAACAAATAGAAAGGTTTCTGAACTAAGGGAAAAGGCAATACAATCTGAGGGAGATCAAAAAAGAGCATTTGTTGAGGAGGCTATAAAACTTGAAAAGCAACTAGCGGCCGAAGAACTTAAACAAGCTAATCTTAAACTAAGTCATTTTGAAAGAGAAGCAAAATCTAGTGGAAGGCTAACGGAGGAGCAGAAAAAACAAAGGGCCGAACTTACAGCGGCTATAATTGAAAAAGAAGCTCAGGCTTTTGATGCAACAAGAAAATTTCAAAAGGAACTTGAAAAATTAAAGGACGAAGAAACTAAAAAAAATCAAGAACAATTAAAGCTAAACTCTGAACAGGAGGCCATTGATAGAGCCAATCGACACGCTAAATCCAGAGAGGCCAATGAGATTGAAATCGAAGACTTAACCACTCACAACGAAACAAAACTTGAATTACAAGCAACCTTTGAAGAGGCTGTAAAGATTTCAACACAATCAATATCTGATGCGGTTAAAGAAGGAAATGAAAAACAAAAAATATCCGATCTTGAAACCTACCAAGCTAGAATAAAAGGAGCGCAAGAGACAGTTGATATTGCCGCTGGCCTAGCTCAAGGGCTTACCACCACAATCTTAGCCCAATACGCACTTGAAGAAAATGCCCTCAAAGTAAAACTTGCCAATGAGTTAACGGCTATAAACAGTACATTCAGTACCGAAAAGGCTTCCCTTGATGCGCAACTAGCGGCTAAGACAATTTCACAAGCGCAATACGATGCTGGAATATTATCGGCTAATCAGAAATTACAAGCTAACACAAAAGCAGCTCAGGTAAAACAAGCTGTCGACCTTAATGCAATTAAGAAAAAGCAGTTTGAGGCAGATAAGAAAAACCAAATAGCCCAGGCACTTGCAGATACAGCCCAAGCCGTCCTAAGTGTATTCGCCCAAGCAAAAGGAGGCCCGGTGCTTAAAGGAATTGCAGCGGGAGCGGCTGCTATATTTGCTGCGATAAGAGTGAATCAAATACGCCAAACTCAATTTGTACCTACAACATTTGCCAGGGGTGGTAAGGTAGGAACATTCTCCGGCCCATCCCATGCACGTGGAGGTATTGATTTTGTCGGTAGTAATGGCCAAAGGATTAACGTGGAGGGTGGAGAAAACTTCTACGTGTTGAAAAAATCAGCTTCAGATCAGATCAATAGGCTTTCTGCATTAAATGAATCTCATGGAGGCCGTCCTTTCTACATGGGCCGTCAACCAGCATCGCGTCTTGCCGATGGCGGACTGGCTGCTTCTGGGGGTGGTATAAGTGTGCGTGATTTCAATAACTTGGTAAATAAAATCAATAGTATTCAAATAGTTATGCCAGTAGAGGAGCTAGACATAGTTCAAGAAAGACGAGCCATAGTAACTGAAAAAGGAAACCTAGCATGAAAGTAACAATTGATTTATCGGCACCTCTTTACACTTTTTACAAAAAAGGTATCATTCAAGCCCTTTACAAAAAGGGAAATCCCAATCCAATTTACTACCGATACTATGAATGTTTTCTTGCCTACATAGAACAAGGCAATAACCGCACAACGTCAATAAAATTGGCCTCTGACGAGTGCGGAACAAACGAAAGAACAATTCAAAGAGCTATAAAAGCAATAGAAGAAAAATGACACAAAACCGTCATAGACACTTTTTTGTCACATAATCATATCACTATGTAGGTAATCTTTGTCACAACAAAAGCAGAAAATTATGCCAGGTTGTGATCAGATTACCATAGGAGCAGCTTACGATTGCGCAGCTCCATTACAAGGAGGCGCAAAATCAAAACTAATCCTTATCAATCTTGATGACCTTTCTTCTTACACACCGGGGGCAAATAACATAATTTCAGCTTTAGCTCTAGGAACAAACAAAGCCGCTTACATTTTTGAAGGATACAGAAACTCCCTGATTAAGTCAGACGAAATTGTTGTACCCGATTCAGGTCAGGCTGTTTATCGTCACAAGATTGAATTCACAGTCTTTGACATATCCCAAGCCCAAAAGAACAACATTCAGCGCATGGCCCTTGGTCGTGTGATAGCAATTTGCGAGAACACCGCTAAGAATGCCAACTCATTTGAGGTGTATGGTTTAGGTGCTGGATTGGGAGTTGTAGCCGGGGTTCTTCGTGCATCGAATACAAATAACAATGCTTTCCGTCTTACCCTTCAATCTTTTGAAGGTGAGGAGGAGGTAATGTTGCCTCAGACATTCTTCATCACCGACTACGCGACTACACGCACAGCGATTGATGCTTTGACATTTACCCCTACTGTAACCGTTAACACTACTCCAATTTTGGCAGCAGGTGGAACGGCAGTGACCATTACAGGAACAAACTTCCACGGTGGCGTAGGTGTTTCTCAGGTGCTTTCGGTTACATGGGTAAACCAAGTAACTGGCGCAAGAGTGAATCAAACTACTTTCACAGTTGCTTCAAACACAAGTATTACCTGCACCTCGGTGGCGGTCGCTGCCGGAACGTACAAATGCGAAGTGTTGACCACTCGCGGAGTAGCGACTAACGTACAATTAACTGCAACATCTTAATATGAAGGTAAAGTTCAAAGACGAATCAGTTACTATTCAATTCAGAGACGGACGCGCTCCCGTTACTCCTGGTAATCTTACCCCGGAGAAATACGAAGCATTGATTAAAGAATCACCCGGATACGCTTCATTGTTTGAAGAAGTTCAGGAAAATTTAAAGCCAACAAAGACTAAAGAATAGTGGGAGAAATTGAAATCATAGGGGAGATAAATCAGGACACTTACATTAATGTAATTGCCCAAGCCCGTTTGATTAAGGCTGACGCTAAGTCTATTGATGTTATTATTGATAGCCCCGGAGGAAACGAAGCTGTATCCGATAAGATCGCTGCATTCCTTGACACTTTAGGAAAACCACTTACCACAATTCAAACCGGAATAGTAGCAAGCGCGGCTGTAAAGATATTTTTGAAGGGGTCAGTACGAAAGGCAAATGCAAATTTCCCTTTCTTGATCCATAATACTCATGTAGATCCTAAACAAATTCAAGTTAACCTTGATGCCAACAACTCTCAGGCGTTGGCTAATATGTTACAAGAGAGTCGTACTAGCCTTGCTTCATTCTACGCTCAGGCAACAGGAAATAACTTACAGGCTATCATGGCTGTAATGGATCAAGATAAGCCCATGTCAGCAGATCAGGCTTTAGCATTGGGATTTGCAACCGAAGTAACTAACGAAATACCAATTTTAGCAAAATTAAATATGACCAAAATACAAGAGTACATTGACAAAATCAAGGCAAGCTTCGCACCCGTGCCTACTCCAACGCCAACCCCTACTCCGGCACCAGTAGCCATGTATGAAGTCGGCAAGCCAGCACCAGACCTGAAGGAAGGAGAGAATCCTCAGCCTGACGGTTCTATTGTTGTCGTGGAGGCCGGAATGGTTAAAGAAATCAAGCCAAAACTAGAAGCCCCTTCAATGGCACAGGTGCAGGCAATTGAAAAAAACCTAGGCGCATTGGCCGAAGCGGTTTCAAGCCTTACAGAAAAATTCAGCGCAAAGTACGATGCTGAATTAGTAGAAATCAAAAAACAAATTAAGGGCCAACATACACCCGCAAAAAAAGCGGTTGAAGGTTCACCAGTAAGAGAAAGTCCAGCAGATCAATATCTTAAACGTAAATAAAAAATGCCAAATCCAGTAATTACCACCAACTATGCAGGGATGAGTACCAATGAGGTACTTCAACTGCTTGTCCTTGGAAATGAAGCCTTTGAAAAAAATAGTTTCATGTTCCATGAAGATATTGATGACAAGGGGCTTGAATTATCCAGGCTTGTTGTAGGTCAAAATCTTATTCAGCCATACGCGGCAATCCCAACAACCCCATCAAACGCGATGACGTTTAGCCCTCGCAGACTCGATCCGGTTGAGGTTATGCTGTACGATCTTTTTAACCCAAAGGAATTCCGGTCTTACTGGAAAGAATTTCAGAAAGAAGGCCCCCTGGCAGACAAAGATCTTGCGCCCGAAATTAAGAATGCGATCACCGCAAACTATGCAAGCCGGGTTAATAACCAACTGGGGCGTTTGATCTGGTCAGGTGATAAGTCAACCGGAGCGGAATTGCGCTACATTGACGGTATTGTAACACGCGCCTTGGCCGATGCTTCAGTATTGAAGCCTTCAGTTAACGGTAACAACACAGCGGTAAACATTATCGCAAACTTAACCTCACTTCATAACTTGGTTAGCGATGCTTTGTATTCTGATCCTGATGGGGCACTCCACATGAGTACACGCGATTATCGTTTCTATCAGGACGCTTTGATTGCTTTGGCAAACAAAGGCCCGGCAGCAAATGCATTCTCTGCAAATCAGACAGACACGTTCAAGGGGATGAAGATTAAGCATTACTCTACTTTCCCTAATAACTATATCCTCTTTGCAAAAGGATCAAACAGCCCTAACTCAAACCTGGTAGCGGGTATGAATGCAAACAGCGATATTGATAACATCAAGATCGAAAGATGGAGGCCTGAAGGTGACACGTATTTCATCAAAGCTAATTTTAGCCTTGACGTAAACTACGGATTTGGAGAAGAATTATTCATTTATAAACCAGCATAATCATGGCAGTAACTACAAGATTTTCAAATCAGAATGATCCTAACACCTATGGAGGTTTAGGGATAAGCTCTAACGGAGCTGCAATTGCATACGCGGCAACTCTGGAGATGCCAGCGGTTAAGAAAAAAGCAATTAAGCATTTTGTTCAGATTGCCCAACTTACTGGAGCATTGACATTGAACGCAACCAACATCGTGACACGTGGTGATTACGAGGAAGGTGATGAAGTTAACATCATGGTAACTGCTGATGGATCAGCCAGAACCGTAACATGGGGGACATTATTCCGCCCGGCAGTTGCAGCCACATGGGTAATACCTATTAGCGGAACCGGCTTGGCTAAGTGTATGTTCCTTGATGGAAAACTACACGTGTATTCTCAAACCATGTTAGTGACGGTATAAGAAAAAAGGGTTTTCGTAGAAGTTGGAAAGAGGGGCAGGTTAGTTTTAGCCTTGCCCCTATTTTTTTAGACAAACAATTAAATGATTATAAAAGGTCGCGAACCTGTTTTAAAAAGACTTCCTACTCGAATCGATCGAACTGAGGGGATACAAACATACGATTCCGATAATCGTTACCCGCAGCGCGCCAAGGAGACGATGTACCGGAGTTATACGCTTAACGGTATTATTGAAAAATTATCAGGGTTCTTAAATGGGGAGGGATTTGTCGATGAGCAACTAAATACTATTGTTGTCAACGATGAAGGATTAACCATGAGGGAATTGCTGGACTTTGTATGTTCAGAAAAATCATGGATTAATGGCTACGCACTTCACATTAATTACAACCTGAACTATACTATTGCCTCAATCACCGAAATACCATTTGAGTATTGCCGTTTTGGATTGCCTGATAAAAATGGAAATATAGATACCATTGCTTACTCAACAAATTGGGAGCGTGATTATGATAAAGAGGGGAAGACTAGAGTTATTGAGTACTACCCTGTTTTCAACCCCTCATCTGTAATGGAGGAGGCGGAATTGGTTGGTGGAATTCAAAACCACAAAGGGCAAATACTTTATCGCACAAAACAAAAAAATCAGTATCCAAAGGCTACTTTTGATAGTGTATTTGAACACGCGCAAACTCAGGCCGAAATAGCGGTTTACGCGTTGAGTAATGTTGTGAACGGTTTTACAGCGGGTCACATATTCCTTTACCCTGGAAAGTTTGAAAACGATACTGAGGCCCACGCTTTTAAAAAGCGCATGCAGGATCACAAGGGGGCAATGGGTGCAAACTCCATGATGATAATCGAAGCTGGAAGTGGAGACATAAAAGGGGATAATCTTTTATTAAAAACTGATCAACAAAACAATGATAAGCTATTTGAGTTTACTTTGAATTGGATTGAGAAGGCTATGCTTCAATGTTATGGTATGCCTTCTGAGATTATCGGTAAGCTTCCTGATACCGGGCTTTTCAACAAACAACAAATTGAAGATGCCTATACTTATTTCAATGCCGTCACCCGTGATGTTCGTACCGAGATAAGTCAGGATTTTAAAAAGTTGTTTCAGTTTTGGAGTACACCAATACAAAGCGAGTTTATTATTAAGGCCCAGGTTTACGATATGCAACAAGCGGCAGCGGCTGTTCAGGTCGAAACCAGCGCAATAGATACAATAATAAGATCGTTGTCAAGGCGTGACGTATCAAAGATTTATTCCTATGTGAACGACTTTAAGAACGGACGAGCCACAATAGAGCAAACCAAAGCGTTTCTGAAAACGTTTTTGCAGACTGATGAAAACGTAAATCTATTCATTCAAGACCCTGAAGGCGATGGCTGATAAATTACTCATATCAATAGAGGATATTAAGAATTACAGGCCAATGGCTGATATTATTCAGACCCGCATTGATCCGTATATTCAGGAGGCGCAAATGAATGATTTGAAACCGTTCTTAGGAGAGCCTCTTTATCGTGATGTACTTACCAATACTTCCGCTACTCCGAATCAGGAATTACTATACGGTAAAAACTACATAGATGAATCTGGTTATAGTATTGTTTTCAATGGCTTAATTCCTATGCTAGTTTATTACTCTTTAGCCCGGATCATTTCAAATAATCAAATCAATATCACAAGTTTTGGAGCGGTGCAAAAAGTTAACCAAAGCTCAACTCCTTTAGATATTGCTACTATAAAAATGCAGGTGACAGAACTAAGGGCAAACGCTTTAAGCTATCAGAATGAAGCAAATAAGTTTTTAGATACGTTTACTTCTACTTATCCGCTATGGGCTTATAACAATGTATCTGAATCTCAAAGTACCGGACTGAAATTTTTTAAGTTATAAGATATGGCAACCTATAATAAATTCAATTCATTTGTAGAGGCTTTGGCGGAGAAGGTGCATAATCTTGGAAGCGATCAGATTGTAATTGCTTTGACAAACACTATCCCATTGGCTACTAACACGCAGCTAAGTAACATCACACAGATAAGTTACACAGGACTTTCAACGCGGAATATTACAACAGTTTCAAGTTCCCAAACATCTGGTACTTATTCGTTGGTGTTAACTGATTTAACCTTAACATCATCTGGTACGGTGGGGCCATTTAGATATGTGGTTCTATTTAACGACACGGCCACAAATGATGAGTTAATAGGATGGGCGGATTATGGTAGTTCTATAACTTTGAATAACGGTGAGACTTTGTTGATTGACTTCAACCCGGCAGGAGCGATTACGATAGTATGACGGGAACGGCTACTATATCTTTTGGTTCTACTCCGGTAAGTGAGGGAAGTGTAACTGTGACTGGTCAGGGGTCAATTCTTTCCGGTTCGTTCGTGGAGGCTTTTCTTATGGTAGAGGCCGCAACAGGCAACACGGTAGACGATGCTAAGTTTGCGGGTGTATCTTTAAGGATTATAGTAGGGGACATAGTGGCAGCAACAGGGTTCACAATTTACGCAACTGCGATAAGTGGACTAATAACAGGAGATTTAAGTATTAGGTGGGTTTGGGTATAAATAAAAAAATATGAGTTGGTTTTTCAAATTATTAGGTGCCTCGGGTGTAAATACAGCCGAGGTAAACACAAGCAACGAAGTAAAGGTCGTTAGCGAATACTTACGCGCATCAGTTCACACCCATCAAGAAAATGACGAAGGGGTATTGACTGGTACGCCTTATTTCAAAAGCGTAGAGGCAGATGAAGACTACCGAATGAGGGTAGCCACTGATTCTTTGTTAGATTCGGAGAAGTTCATGAACGCGGCCCAAAACACGGGCAAGCATCGCATCGGTAACGCTACCATGACGATAACTTATGCGGCATCTACTCCTTTAACTTTGAATGGTGGTTCCTCGGTTACTTCAGCACATTCAGCAGAGATTAGAACATATGCTTTTTTCCCTGTTTACGGATCAGGTCATACTTATTTTGAAACTATTGTAGCTTTCACGGCTCAACCAACTGTTAACGTTATTACGGAGTTCGGGGCTGGTATTACGGGAGGTACAGGAGCAGTCGCACCTACTGACGGGGCGTTCTTTAGACTTACATCGGGAGGGATGCGGTGTGTTGTTACTTTCAACGGCTCTGAAACTAGTGTAGCCGTTCCGGTTGCATTCACATACGCAAACAACGAGGCTATAAAGCACGTTGTTTCGATCATAATCAGAGAAGTAGAGATCTGGATTAATGACCAAAGAGCGGCTACCATTGACGTGCCTCTTTCAGGCGGTATTCCTTTTTCTTCTTTCTCTTTGCCTTGGTTTGCACAACAAAGAAACCCAGGTGCAGCGGGTGGAGTACTTCAAACAAAGATATTTAATTACTTAGTTACTTTGGGTGGCATTGCTCAAACTGTAGACTTTGATGACGTTGGTAATTCTTACTTAGGATCTTACCAAGGTTTGACAGGCCACACCATGGGATCGCTTGCAAACTTTGCAAACTCAGCGAAC